GCTTCAGCTTTTCGCTGCTCGAATTGAGACTTTTGGAAAGCTTTAATGTCGTGAGCGTCTGTGATTCGCCCCATATGTCTATTTTTCTGAATGATGAAATTATCAAGATTAATAGCCGCATCATCATAAGCTTTTTGCGCGGCTCTTAACGTCAAACTCGCTTTCGATAAAGCCTCTTTCAATTTTAGCTCGGCTTCATCATCATCTTTTTCTGTGTTCTGCTCTTTTGCTTGCTCGGCTTTACCGCTAGAAACAGCTTTTAAATCTTCACGGGTGATCTTTCGCCCTGTCAATTCGGACAGCGCCTTAAGGCTTGGTTGACCGTCTGTTGTGTAGTGATCTTTGTTTGATTTGTCTAGCAGCTTCAAAGCTTCAGATAATTTCATGGGATCCTTTACCATTAAAGGTTATCGATTGAGGTTAAATTTTTGACGTCTCTTGCGGTCTTGCCGGCTTTCATCGCCGCAAAAATATCAAGAGATTCAGCAGCAACTAAAACATTGTGTGTACCTGTACCGTCATCGGTAAAAGCGACAACATTAGAGCCGGCCAAACCATCGGCCTCGGTTGCGTGCAGAGTGAGGGTGTTTGCATCGGGCGCGTTAACCCAATAAAACGTGGCGTTATCCAGCTCGGCAGGCAGCGCGCCACCAGAATTAGAAAGTAAAAACGGCCCTTGACCGTCAATATATCCGTGAGTGGTTAAGTTGACAATATTGGTGGCGTTAGTGAAAGTTATTGCCGAGCCGGTGCCGGTCCCTGATAATCGGGTGGCTTGAGTGGCAAGAAAATTAAGAATTTTCTTACCGTACCGGGCGCGATCGAATTTACTGTAACGAATAAAACGGCGATATATAGACATAGTGCACCCATTGAAATGATTAAAAAAAGGGGAGAATAATCTCCCCTCGTTTTATCTCGCTTATGCTTCGCGAGTGATTAAGCGGGCAATTTTGACTTGCTTACGCTCTGGGTAGACTCGCTCCCAACTTCCAGCGTGGGCTAGGTTGTTGGTGGTAGCTGCGTTACTAGGGCCACCATTAGCGGCGGTGCCTGCGTATTTGTGGCCGGTAGGGTGTAGCATCCATTCCCATCGGTTGTACAGGATTTCTGAACCGCCACCGTTGCCAGAGTCAGGCTTACGTTGTACTTCAGTTGGCATGGCCGGATCACCCTGGCCAAGACGAACAGCGCCAGCGCCAAACAACCAAGTCTCATAAATATTTGAAGCTGCAGGTAAGCCATCATCAACAACAACCGCACGACCCAAGAAGGTCGGGATCCGCGTCAAACCCTGGGAATCAGGTACGAAATCGATCAGGTTGTTTTTCTGCATTCGATTGTAAACAATGGAGTGCACCATAACTAAACCTAGATCCTCCATTGAATCGCCCATGGTGACAGCTGCATCAAGGAAAGCGGCGGTGCTAAAGTCGGTGACGCCAGCGCTATATGAAGCGCCTTTGATATCGTTGGTCATATCATATTGAACGTGCTCTGTCCCGCCAGGGGCCGCATCATTGTCAGCAAACACGCCAGTCATCGTTGCAACAAAAGCAGCCTGCAACCGTCGCGCTCGATACTGCGCTACACGCTGAGCGATTGAGGCCATGGGGTCGGCACCGGACAGCGCTGAGGTCAAATCAGCGCTAGACCAACTTTGGTTTCGAGACAAGCGAACACCGATTTCTTGAGACGTTCCAAGCTTTTTTGGTGCCGAGTTTGCTGAGCCAGCTGTAAAGTCATCGTCTTCCGCGTCTGTCGAGACGTTTTCTGTGTCGTTGGTGATATCTTTAAACGATGGGACGTTAAAAGTAAGGCCGCCACCAGCAAGCTTGTTATTAAGCTCTTGGTCAACAACTAAGGCGCCTGAAGCGATAAGCCGGCTTTTTTCTTCAGTTTGTTGCTGAACGTAGGGTGAGAAAACTTCGGGTACAATTACGTCTGATAGTTGAGTGATAGCCATGAGTGTATACCTCCTGGGGTAATTTGTTGGCTAAAGAATTTAATCTTTGAGGCCGCCATCCCATGATTTAGACGCTCATTAAATTAGGCGCTAATCACTAGCGCCTAATTATTTTCAACCTATATAACAAACGGCAAGCGATCCGTCAACAGTTAGCCAGCGGCTTTCTTTAATTGTTCTGCTCTATTGGTTCCGTTTGCTTGGTCTTGCATTAAAATTTTACCTTGCTCGGTAAGATTGAATGTATCTTTTGCCCACGGGTTTCCAGCACCACCAGCACCACCAGCGCTACCGGATGCACCCGCACCTTGAGAGGCCGGCCACCAGTGGGGGCGCGTCTGTTTGATTTCGGTAAACCAAACCGAAGGCTCAACCCCAGGCGTAGCACCAACACCCTCCTTCGTCACTACGTTGCCCAGCTCGTCAATATCAAAAATGTTTTGACCGATAATCAATGCATCATCCATAGCAGTGTTGATGATTTTAGCGTTAACAGCCGCTTTCCTGATATGATCTTGGATCACTCGAGTTTTTTCTTTTTTCTCGAAATCACCAACTTTTGAGAACAGCTCGTCCCGCTCGCTAGTGAGTTGCCCTAGTTGACGCTCAAGCGGTGCCGTCTTGCTTTTAATTCGACTCTCAACCATCTCGTTAATTTTGTTTTCGTCAATGTTTCCGCCCGCCGCCGCCTCAAGCTCATCGAACCTGTCTAACTTTGCGAAAATCTCGCTAGGGTCAAGCTCACCGAAAGAAGATAGTTGACTTTTAACGCGCTTGTGGTCCGCTCTTTCCTTGCGCAAGCTTTCCTGAAGTCTGTTAACGTCGTTAACCGTCTTCAGCTCGCCAGCAGGGATAAGCGACCATCCTTCTTCGGTTTCTTTGTAAAGATGTTTAACTACTGCCGGGATATCATTTACATCACTGTATAATTCTTCGAACATATGGAATCACTCCGTTGTTTTGCGCTCATGCGCGGTTAGTTAGTTGGTCTATCGTTATCGTCTTGCCTGATGCAGAAACAAATCTATCAAGCGTGTATTTTCCACTTCTAAAAAGTTTTGCTCTTGTCGGCCCCAAGTATTCATCTTGAAAAGAAGTTGATTGTTCTTTTAGCCACTCGGGGAAAGAAGTGTCAGAGGGTACTTGTCCGATAAAATCACGTTTTCTCTTTCTTGCGAAAGTGTCAAACTTACCTTTATGGCCTCGCGGCAGCTCTCCGCGAGAACCAATTCGACCAAGCCCGTTATCTTTCGCGTACTCGTTTAGTATATCTTTTTCGACGCTCGCATCAAAGCCGCGATCCCCAATCACATCATACTCAAGAACCGGCACTCTAAGCGATCGACATCTAAAGTGTAAAGGCGGATACGGTCCTTCGCCCGTTTTAAAAATCTTCCCGTCATTACTAGCGCATTCTAAAGTCGTTCTACTATCAAGGGTAGCAATAAACTTCTCTTTCTTTATGATATCACTGTTAGCCTCATAGACTGCTTGCCTAGCTTCGTTTTGGATACCGCTATTAAGCGTAAGCAATACGCTTTCTAAATCCCTTATAGCTTTTCGCGAAGCGCCATCCTTATACTTTGCAGCTTTAGTTCCAACGATATCGCGTGCAATCTGGATAGGCGTCCTTCCTTGAATTACACCTATTTTTGCCGCCTTCAATAGTCGCCTAGCATCTGACGCTTCTGTATTTTGAAGCCAACCCTTCAAAGTATCACCTTCAAACGGTTGACTGTTAACAATAGCGAAAAGCTTATCAGCTGGCGGCATCTTTAAATCAAGCGCGACCGGCGAAGCTGTGGACACTATATTTATAGTAGTGCTAGCACTAGCTACAGCAAACTCTTTAAGTTCATCGTTTAGCGATTCGTAAATCTCAGACCAAGCAGGATCACGAAGCCCTTTAATTATAGCTTCAAGTTCCTTTTGCCACTTTCGCCCTGCTTTTCCTGTTAGCGTTCTGCTCCCATCGACGCGATCGATCATTCTAACGATCTCAGAAAAAAGATCATTTTCCGTTTTCGTTATGTGCTTGGCCAACTTTGCAGAAATCGATTCGCCATACTTGAGCATGAATATTTGGTGCTTTAAAAGCTCATCAAATATCTTTTCGTTAGCCGTCTTCATTGTCTAGCCCGCCGAACAGTGATGGAGACTCACTTTCGATTAACGCTAACTCCTCATCATAACCCTTGTCTGTGACGCCTTGCTTTTGCAAATAGCTATGTATGCTTTCGTTTGAGATTGGAGCGTCTAACGATTTCGCCTGAACCAATTCAACTAAAGTTTTCGAATTAAATTCAACTTCAGCAAATTTAAGGTTGGGGATCACTTTCACCTCGTCGGGGTTCGCTCCCATCCATTGGGCTAAGTCCTTCAACACCTTTTCTAATGCCGCCGCACCCGTCTTGGCTATCTGCGTATAGCTTGCCGTGATGGCTTCAATGCGAATCTTTAAAGATTCACCGCTAGACCTTTGGTTACCTTGCTCAGATATATTGCCGCTCATCGCCTCAGCTTTCTTATGGTCGTTCTCTAATGATTCTCGTTGCTCAGACAGCCCGTTAGAACTAACGCCTATGTATTTGGCATCGCCATTAACGGGCACGTTTATTACGGCCCCAGCGCCAACCCTTTGCGGTTGCTCTTCGTCGTCTAGAGAGCCAACTTTAACCAGGGTGTCCTGCCCTTGCATATGTAGCGAGTGCCTATAGTCGGCCTCGGCTTTGTATATAGCAATACACAACTGAGCCAGCGCTAAAAACGGCGGGCTATCTGTATTTGTTGATAGGTCCGAGGCGTTTACAAAAGTGAATGGTATGCTATCTAGCTTATCACCCATGTAAACCGGAGTTTCAAACGCAAGCCCTTTGAAATCGTTTTTGTCGGTGATCGCTGTTGCATACTTCCCTAAAGCGCTTGGCATCCCATACTCATCAGCGAGAGCAAGAACTCTAAACCTTTCTTTATGCGTCCACGTAAAGTCGTCATCCATTACCGGACCGGATTCATCAAGTACAACAAGGCGCAAATCAGCATCGTTTTCAGTTGCCGCCGTATCATCCCAATTTATTACTGATAGCTCGTCATAAACCGCTATAATCGGGCGAACACCGCCGACATCAACCTTTATATCACCAAGCAAGCCTAGACGCCCCGTTTTTAACTGCGATACGTTTATTTTCCTTAAAAGATCCGTTAGGGATTCGTTAAGTAGCGTCGCATTGTTTCGCATAGGCTCAAGCGCTTTAGGCAATTCAATTACCGGCTCTTGCCTAAACATTTTGCCGACCGCTTTCTCTACCGCTTTTTTAAAATAACCAGGGTAAACAGCTCTAGACAGATAGGCGTTATACGCCTCTGTTCCCACGGCACCCGCTTGAGGATACCCGTCAAGACGATGACTTGATTTTGGCGGCAGATATTTTGCTCCGCCCTTTTTTATCTTCTCCTCACCCTCTAAGCTGTCGTTACAAAGAAGCCACGAATCAAACATCTTAGAATATTCTGGGTGCACGTTTTGCTTGCTCATGTTTAAAAGTGTCCTGTCGTTGTGCTTGAAGAGAATCGGTCGCCAGCCGACAATATTACATACCTTACTTCATCGCCGCAATGGTCTTCAGCATCAGTATCAACATCGTCTAGATCTTTGTCATCTCGCGGTAAAGACGGCACCGTCCTTAAAAATCCATCTTGGCAATTCCTAAAAACAAAAAGACCAGGCGTTTCTCGTGGTCCGCCATCTTCTGGAGGTTGGGCGTTGTATATCGCCATTCTCAACTTTTCCCAGCCCTGCTTTCTTGATCCTGCCGATTTATTTGATCGCGTCCAAGTAACGCCTTTGTAAACGTTCCCGTTTATTTTCACTTTCTTGGCCATGTCAATCGCTATTGAGTTTCCATTCTCAACATCGTGTATCGAGTTGTCCGCCGGCCCCGGCTTTACTCTACCATACAAGCCTCTTTTCAATTCTCGCTGGATAATGCCTTTTGATATTTGTGACGCCAACAATCGTTGCCCCTTGTTCGGCGTGCCATTCCAACCATACCATTCATCTATCCTAAACAAATCGCCGCGCACTGTTGAACGCCAATCGCCATTATTAAGCTTTATATCACAACCATCGCTTTCAGCCCACCACCCAACAGAAAACGGGGCCGACGAACCCCAATCGAACGAGCGGAACAGTCTCCACGTCAAAGGTATCTCAAACTCTTCAACAATGTTATGTTCAGCGCTCCACACGTCATCGAACATCCCGCCGGACGTTATATCCCAATCCCCTTTTAGCCACGCTTTGCGCTTATTCTGGTCTTTAATGCTCTCAAGCTCTAAAATATACTCAGGAGGAAGGTATTTGTTTTCTTTGTATGATCCAAAAATTCTAACCTGAGTTTTCGTTATCTCTTCCCGTTGTTGTGTTCTTGGATTGAAAACGCTTGCTGTATTTTTTATTATTTTTCCAGCTGGCGCGACATCGATATATCTCTGCTTTACCCAATTATGCCCTACTCCATAAGGGTTTGTGGTGCTCAACCTAACTAGTGGGATTGGCGGTAAATCGCTATCGTGATCCTCTGACCGGTATGATGTTCTATTTATTGATTGCATCATATCAAATAGTTCAGGGTTAGGGTATTTTGTTAACTCGTTCCACCCTATGTATGGAATCTCCATGCCGTGAAAATTCCAATAGTCCGCTTCTTTCTTTGCGGCACGGAAAAGCAATTCCTCACCCGTTGGCCAAACCCATTTTAGTTGCCCTCCGCCTATAAACTTAGCGCCATCATTAAACTGTCGAAACCATCTTTTCGATTTCGCTATCAGGTCATCAAGGTTTTTATATTCTCGATCGAAAATAATTCCACGCCAAAAAGCGCCATAACCGATACCGACAAACGAACGAAAAAACATTAATTGGGAATCGGTTTTACCAGGGCCCCGCGTTCCATCTAACAATATATCGTTGCACGGGCAGCTCATCGCTAATGTTTGCGATCCTGGTAATGGCTCCCATATAACGTTATCTTCGTTCAACCGCCTTCATTCCATAGTTGAATCTTTGCGGCTTCAAGAGCGCCGATCACTTTCATCGTGTCATTAACCCGACAACTTTTAATGTGTATCTGTTTGTTTTTAAAAGCAAACACAATTAAGCTTTCAGGATTAAGCTCCTTAATCGATTCGATAATCTCTTTTACTTCATTGTCTACCGGCTCCGTTATGTTTGATATGTTACTCATCGATAGAGCCCTTAAGTTTTTCTTGTTGACCAACAGCCGAATCACTCCACTCGTCAACGCTGCCGATTGCAGGCACCCGCATAATCCCGCCCTTATGTTCTGTTTCCTGTTTCACTTCGTGTTTATCTGTTTGCCCTAACCAGTTTTTACCAAGCCAAACAAGCATGGTGGCGTTGCCATCCATTGCTGCTTTATATTGTCTTCTTCTTAGTGATGCTTTGCCCCCTGGAGCCTTTTGTTTTGAGTAGTCCGAAAAACCCTCAAAACCTTCTTTTTTCAAGGCGTTGTTTAACGTGTCGTAATCCATGCCTAAAACGGAGGCGCACTCCTCACCGGTACACTGAATTTGGCAAAGAGATTCAAGCGTTTTGTAATCAATTTCTTTTTTAGGGCGACCACCTAACGACAATCCTTTTTCTAGAATTTTTTTTGATTTCTCTGTGTAGGTTTTTTTAGTCACTAAAGAACTCTCCGGTGCCTTCCAGTGTCGCCTTGCTGCCTGTAAAATCTTGCCAGCGCTTTACTATTACGTCGCAGTATTTAGGGGCTAGTTCCATCATGTAGCAGTTCCGGTTGTTTTTCTCACAAGCAATCAAAGTTGACCCTGAACCGCCGAATAAATCCATAACGATGTTCTTATACTTGCTGCCATGCCTAATCGCCCTTTCGCACAACTCAATTGGTTTCTTTGTCGCGTGTTCCTCGCTGCGCCCAATTTTTCTCTGGATGCGCCAAACGTCCTGATATTCGCGATCACCTTCACGATTAGATGACTCGCTCGGCTTTCCTTTTTTGCAAACATGAATGAACTCGTGAGTGTATTTGTAGTCACTTCCTAAGCCGTGCACAACTTTATCCCATACGATCAAGTTGCTGAACTTCCATCTGTCTTTTAAGTGAGGTACAAGTTCGTGCGATCTTCGCCAGTCTAAGCACACATAAATAAACACATTATCTTTTGTAGCTAGATCATACGATGAACAAAAGTCACTCATGAACTTTCGCCACTCTTCATCAGTATAAGAATCATTAAACATATGGCTCAACCTGGTTGAGCCATTTTTTTTATTCCCCTTCCATAGCGTCCCGCCTTGCCCCGCTTGAGTTTCTGAGGTCATTCCAGTATTGTATGGCGGGTCAGTAAAAACCATGTCAGCCTTTTCACCATCCATAAGCCGCTCAACAGCATCGATGCTGGTACTATCACCACACATAAGCCGATGATCACCCAACAACCACACATCACCTAGCTTAGTCTTTGGTTCCTCTGGCAATTCAGGCACTTCATCTTCATCGGTTAACCCCTCTTCGGGCTCAAGCTCTAGCAACCCATCCAAAAAACTATCATCAAACCCCAACAAATCGATATTAAAATCCATATCTTGAAGTGCTTCGATCTCGTCTTTCAACATATCGAAATCCCAACCAGCATTAAGCGCTAGCTGGTTATCTGCGATAACATAAGCGCGTTTTTGTTCGTCGCTGAGATTTTCAAGAGTGATGCAGGGGACGGAACTCAAACCAAGCTCTTGCGCCGCCATTAATCGGCCATGCCCGGCTATGATTTGTTTTGATTCGTCGATTAGAATTGGATTGGTAAAACCGAATTCTTGGATAGATTCGGGTATCTGCTTGACTTGCTCGCCTGAATGAGTGCGGGAATTGTTGACGTATGGCGCTAAATCACTAAGCGCTAGCTCTGTTATCTGCATTTTTTCACCTATAAAAAATTCGCATGAATTTTAAACCGCCACGGGTTTAGCCGAATTATAAGCAAAAAAAAGCCCAGAAGACAAGGCTGGGCTATTAGATGCGCCGCGTTTCACGGCTGCGGGGTCGATATAGAGAATAACAAGAGAGGAGTTTTATACTATCGCTTATTTCCGCTCTGGTCAACAAGGAGTCTTAACATTGCGACGCATTCACCGACATCGCCTTTCACCTCGCCTATTTTTTGATTAACTTCTAGGCGAACTGCGCCTAAATTTTCTGAATTCTTAATGGCTTCGCTGGTTATTTTTGAATTGAGTTTATCAAGAAGGTCGTGCACCTGCGAGATCTGCCTATCTGTTTGTTCTATCATCTTTTCTTGATTTTCAACACGCTCCATTGTTACGCCGAGATCCGACTTTATCCCCTTGAACTCACTATTGCCGTGTAGCGTGTCCTCAATATCTCTTATAGATCTATCCAACATTCTAAAACTCCGTCGAAATAAAAACCCGGCAGCGCCGACAATTGCCCCGAGTATCATTTCCCCATTCTTTGCTGCTAAAGCAACCACAGTTGCCAAATCCGTCACAATCGCAACTCCCAACTAAAATTGTCCGTTTAATTTGTATCCTGTCTCAACGGTACAACAAACAAACGTTAAAAACAATAACCACGCAAACATGAATGCCAGCTGAATGGGTCTTATTGTGTCATGAGGCGACAAGAAGGGCAACCAGCCATTAGTGCTATTGCATCACATCAATTAGCCGCTGATGCTCCTCTATTCGTCGCCTGATCCGCTGCTTGATCTTTATCGCTGCTTTGACCTCGCGATTATTGGGATTGCATTTGACGCACAGTAGGTTATTTTTATAATAAATTGTTCCGCCACATTTTTTACATGCTGAATCTCTAAACGAATAATTCCCCATTTAAGCCACCACCGCCCATACATGCACGGGCCCCGGTAACGTTCCGATTGAGACGTGGTCCTGATAACGCTTTGCCGCTGGCGGACGCTCGTGGTTTTTTCCTGAAATAATTTTAACTTTGTTTTTTTTGTGCTTTTCAATAAAAGTGGTGAGTTTTATTATTTTATTGAAGTTGGGGCACGTTGAGTTTGCGCGATAAAGCATGCGTTCAATATAAAGCATATTTACAGCGTCAAAAATAAATGAAGCGTCTGGACAATTGATTGCTAATGTTTTCCTTAGCGCGTTGATTGCTCTAATCGTGTCGCTATACTTCTTGTCGTGACTATTCATAATTAAATTGACTGCTATTTTAAAATCGTCTTTATTTGTCATTATGACAACCTCGAAAAGTGATAGTGGATAATTGAAGATATTAGAGCTAGCGAGTTAAGGTTTGGATCTCCTTGCACTACTCCGATTGTTGCTACCACCAATATAGCGAACCAAATCAGGTTGTTAATCATCTTTCGCTTCTCCTTTTTCGTTTAACATTAATTTAGCCTCTTCCGCTCTACACTGATGACAAGCAGTTTTGCTAATTTGCAAGTCACCCCCGCTTATCTCTTCCCCGCATTTTTCGCAAACTGAAAAAGCCTCATAATGATCGCCGTCGTTTCCATTCTGCCCGATTACATCAATCCTGCTCATCATCTCTACCTCCTTCTCTAATTAGCTTCCCCACCGCCAAACTAACGCCGATGGATGTTAAGATATACAATGAAATTACAGCCCACATAGTTATGCTCCTATAATCCTGTGCCGCCGCTTCATATTCGACAATTCACGTTTTAAACAATCTAGCTCAATTTTAGCCGCGGTGCTTTTATCTATCAAAGGTAATAAATCTCTCTTCCCCGCTGCTAGCGCTTTCTTTTCAACTTCCGCTAAATCCTCTAACGCTTTGGTTTTAACGACTTGCAAGCTGGACCCTTTCACTACTTTTAAAGCCTCCCTCCTTGCGTCGATAATTGTTAACCCCGCGTCCATGGTTTCGTTAATCTCAGCCTCGGCTTTTTTCGCAATCTTCTCCAGTCGCTTAACTTCTCGCTCAACTGCGATTATAGCAAGCTCTGCCCCGTTTCTTAGTTCTTTCATTTAGCTTCCCTCGTTGATAGGCTCTACGCATACGCACTTATATGCCGGGCCACCCGTATCACCTAAATAGCTAACCATTAACGATAAGCCATAAACAAATAGAAATAAAACGGCTACCCTAAGTAAGTTGCCCATTATTTAATTATCCTCGTCTACATTTTCTACGCGCACACACTCATACACTCCGCCAAAATCAAAAAACATTGCTGACACCCCGTAACCAATACACCCCAGAGCCATCACTTTAATTAAAAAAACAATTACTTCCATTAACTTAACCATTATTTAATCTCTCCAGCTTCTAACAATTCAGGGTTTTCGTAAATGTTGCCTACTATTGTATAATTGTAAGGTCTATATCCTATTACATCACCGGCCACAAACTTATTTGAAGCGTAAAATATTCCGTGACAAAAGCTGACGAGTAAGTTGTCAAGCTGGTTCGAACACTTAACTATATCACCCTCATAAATTTCATTACCCTCACAATCTTTTAGCCCCGTGAATTGTAGGAACCGCATGGACAGATCTATATTACTGATTGTTTTGGTTTTGTGATGGTTAAATACAACCCTATGTGCACCTAGTTCGAAAGGTTCAGACATTCCAAGGCTTTCATCCCACACCTTAAATTTTAGCTGTCTTGGTTCTATGTTGTTAGTCACTTAATTGCTCCGCCATCAATATCAAAGCTGAACACCTTCGTATCCATTTACCTTTGCTTTGCTTTAATTCAAACAATAACTTTAATGCAATCAGTATTCATCCTGCATAGAGATCCGTCATTTAGTAAAATTAAAACGAGCCAGTCTCCACACGCACTGTGATCATCCACTAGCGGCCCCGACACAATCACGCCTTCTTCTACAGAAGTGCACAGAATACCGTTTTGCCATTTTTGACTTTTGAATTTACATCTTTTACCGATTAACATTTTTATAACCCCTAAACAGCCACAGCTTCATCGTTCAGCTTGATTGGCTCACAGTTGTAGCTAACATCGACTATGCGGCGGTATCTGATTTGGGACCCACAACCATTGCAATCAATTTCATCATCGTCCGACATTTCCCAGCTATCACGCACTTCGTAACCACAAAAAGGACAAGTGATTTCATCTTTAAATTTAGTGTCCGCTGGCGATTTCTTTATGTTTAACTCTTCAACCATTATGAACTTGTCGTCGCCATGTTTTCTAGTGCAATGACAACTGTATAGCTGACCATTTATAACTATGTTCTCGAGGCTGTGAGCTATTTCAGACTTGTAAAATACTAGGTCTTTAATTTCTTCAATGGTTGCGTCCCAAAATTTAACTTTCAGGTCTTTCTCTTTGTAGTAGTAGTTCATAACAGGTCCTCAATCACTGGCTCGATGACTTTTGCAGCTGCGTTCACATCCATATCTTTAAAGCCTGCGTTCCGCTTATTGTAGCCGTTTTCTGAATCTTCAAAAAAACAATCAATAGCGGCAATCCCTAACGCTGGGGTCATGAACCTTATTGTTATTCTCGGTTTCCAGATTCCATCCTCATCTTCACTTCTGTCAGCAACAACGAGTATCCGCCCAAATCTATCGTGATTAAATAGTTTCGCGAATTCTTTCATTTTAAGTCTCTCTATAGCTTGGTCCATATGTGTCGTTGCTTGCAACTTCATCGAGCAGTTTAGCGATTACGTTTTTATCACCGCCCGTTAATTTGCGTAGCGCCCTCTTAAGTAACCTTATATCCTCCTGTCTGCTCTCGTTACGTCTCCGCTCGCGTTCAATGTCAGCGTCACTCAACTGCGGCGTACCGCATGCTTGACAGTAACTGCTCATGTCAAAACCTCCCAAAAGCAAACGCTAAGAAACCCGACTGCTAGTATTGCTACACACAAAAACCAGTCCGGTATTTTAGGATTGTCTCTTTCTGTAATTATGATTGAAATAACTAAGCAGAGTGCAAATAGTATTAAGAGTGGCATTTATTCTTTCTCCTGATTTATGTTTTTTTTGCTGCTTTACTTGTGTTTAAAACTCGAATTCTCTTTCCATTCTGTGCACGGTTTCCGCTGGAACATTATGAGTGCTTTTGAATCTACCCTTGCACACTATTTCTATAACTGGGATGTTCAGCTCTTCAGCAGCTATTCGATAGCGTTCCATCTCCCACCGCTTAACAAATGTATTACTAACTATTACGTTGTAACCATCCTTCAATGTAGCTATAGCGTTTTCAAAACAAGTATCGTGACAATATTTGAGTTTATCTCTGTCAAATTTATATCTTCCTTGATTGTCAATCATGAACATGTCGGCCTCATAATAAAAACAATATGGAGATTCATGAAGCAAATTGCAATTTCCGTAAGCGTGGCACATCATTCGCGCTAGAGTGGTTTTTCCACTCCCAGGGGTTCCACGTATTAAAGTTAATGTTTGTTTCATTTTATTGATTTCCTATTTTTTAAGAAATTGGAACGCGGGGCGGGATTCGAACCCGCAACGGTGCGGCCTACACCGCGTCAATTCAGCACGTGAATGAATTGGCATGCGCCTTTCTGCAACCCGCGCTCTATAAATTTTTTCATCCTAAAGATGCTCGCATCCGGGTCTATACACGACCGTATCAATATCGCCCGGTTTAAATGATGCGAATACAGTAGCCGGCACGCTCTTCACCCCTCCTTGACTTTCCAGCCGCCATCCTCTACTGAAATTCAACTCTATAAGATCATCACGAACATGATCCCAGTCTATTGACGCGGGTTCTAGTTTAACTCTGTAACAACAATCAGGGTTCCAGGTTGGTTTATCACATTCAGCCCACCGATCGCCTAAGAGCGGCTTAAATTCAATAACCTTACCGTGAATATACTTCGCTCTAAACAAAGCGTTTTGTTCGTCTTCTGTCATCTCGCCTAATGTTTTCATTTTAATTCTCTCCCAAACTAGTTCAATCAAAAATACGATCAATAATGGTGCCAACATAACTGCTATTAATCTTTTCCGGCTCAACATTTTTAAGAGCTTTTATTAGCTCAATCATGTAAGCCTGATCGACTCCAGTTAACTGCTCTCTTAACACCTGATGAGAGGTCATATCAATTTCAGCAATTTGCCACATTATTTTTAATTGCTGCCCTGCTGTTATCCTCCACCCGCGCTCTATAAATTTTTTCATCCTAAAGATGCTCGCGATAGGGTACAAAGACCCCCGATAAATAAGTGTTCTGCTTAGCATTGCTTCCATCGCTTCTGGGTCAAAATGCAGTAGATTCTCTCCTTTATCGTAGTAGCATTTGGCGTGCGCAAAATCATAATTGTCGTGAATCTCGCAGGGCTCACCATAAAATCTTATCACCAGCTGAATTTTATCGCTCAGCGTTATTGCATTTTGAGATAAAAAAACGGGCCTGTATTTTGGTCTTGTTTTATTGCTCTCGTCTTCTCGCAATGTTTCCGCAAATTCTTCCAATTTTTCAACTGATTGGTTTTCAAAATAATGGTAAGTTCCTTGCGAATCGCTAGCTACACCGCTCGACTTCATAAATATAACGACTCGCTCCTCTTCTGCCCCTTTCAAATTAGTGATCACCTCCTCGCACACTTTAGGCGCACAGTCACTAACACCTGTGGCGGTTTCCAGCTTCTTGCTTTCGTTAAACTTCTTAACGTAGTATTCAGCTACTTTAAGCGTAGACTCTTTCGTCCTAAAATAAAAATCCCAATCGTTTATTCTCTCCCCTAAAAGCATTGAAGCAATGGCACCACCTGTTAGAATTGCGTCCTTTTCAATTATCTTAATAATGGATTCATCGTCAATGGTTGAAGTCCAATCTTTTATCTTTCTTTGAATCTCTCTCTTTATACCGCTTCGTTTTCTTCCGTATTTTATATCCATTTTTACTCACCCCTTAAAAAATAAATGTAGACTAACCTTGCGCCGAACATATTAAATCAAAATACACAAGCAGTTCCCCAAACAAAGTAACCCCTGCTACTACGCCAAAAAAATACAAGCCGAATAAATTAAGCGCCAAGCTAGCGCTACTTCTATTTTGTTTAGCGTCATATAGCACGCCTACCGCTATCCATATCGACGCAACAACCAAAGTTATTCATATTATAAATCCTCTGTTTTAACAAGCTTACCGTTCTGCATTTTATGCTTTCGTTTAGCGTTCTTGTCGTGCGCTAGTTGTAAGCATTCTTCAAGTGTAGCGTCGAGTCTATCTGCGATAGCGTGAAGCATTCTAAAAAAACCAAGTGAATAGCTTCCGTTTACTGAATCTCTAAGTCCATCGATAATGATTTCAGCGAGATCATTATCAGCATCAAAGCCACCATCGTACGTAGCCGCCGATTCTACGCGTTTAGCTATATATACCGCTGAAGCATCGCGATAAATCACTAGATAGTTAATGTAAAAAACCATTACATCTCCGAGTTCTTTTTTAATTTCATCATCCGATTTACCCTTAGCGATAGCGTCGGGTAGTTCGTTGCATAGCTCACCAATCGCAAACACAAGCTGACTGGAAGCGCTTAGCTTTGCATGAATACCTTTCTCGCTGCCCCATTCGATCACACCTTTAACTAGTTTAAGCATTGTCATATTCCTCTTTGATTGTTTGCTTGTGTTTGTGCCACCACTCTTTTTTCACGCTACAGAAATCATACGCTTAATTTTTCGACTGGCGCGTTCTTGACCCACCACTTATATGCTCTCCAAGCTCTAAACCTGTTGATCATGCTGTAATACCCTTCTAGAGGCTGACAAAACCATACACCACTGCAAGTCCATAATTCAGCACCAGATTCATGTATTAAAGTGTATTTACTCAAACTCCATTTATCCGGTTCGTTGTATACGCTTTCAATTAAGTTCATTTTTCTCTCCCCCTATATATCTCTCTAAATTTATCTAGCTCTTTTTTTAGAATCTCGTTTTCGTTTCTAAGTCTCCGATTTTGATCCGCTAAAAAAATCATACTGGCATCGCGCACATCATTAACTAGTCGGTCTGCGTATTCGATTGATTTAGTCACGATTGACCTCAATTAATTTTGCCGAACGTTCAATTGTATACATTTTCTTAACCCCGTTTTCGCATTCAACAGTTAACCCATCACCAACTTGGACATTAAGCTCCATCATGAAGCTTGTCGCAGCTGTTTTAGCGTCAACACTAACGTAATCGTTTACCATGCCTCTATATTTTACTGTGAAAGTTTTTGGCTTTGTTGACTTATCGATTAGATGCGTTGGTAGATCTTCATCTAAATCCAACAATTTACAACCCGCATCAATTGCGTTATCAATCTCATGCATAGCACTCAAAGCAACATCCGCATCCTTAAGCACAAGCGTAAAAGTAACTGAACCAGAAGAGCATCCTATCTCATAAAATCTGATCTTATTCTCATGTTGAGTCCAAACACTCATCAATCGTGTGTTGATTCTCGAATCATTTGTTTTAATAATCATAATTATTCCCCCGTTATATTTATAGGTGCAGGTTCTCGCGACCAAACTACTTGAAACGTTAAACTTACCAGAATTATGCACCAACAAATTATGCCCAATACTTTAAGTATTTCTATAACGTTTTTGATACCACCATCCTTATAAGCCAGATATAGTACTCCAATGAAAGATAGCAACATCATAACAACTAGCAGTTCACTTGGTGTTAGTAGTGTTTCCATTTAATCTCCGCTCCCACTCATGTCATCATCTAAATTAGTCAGCCCTAAAAGTTCCCTTAACTCGTCTTGCAGTGACTCACGACCAACTTTCCTCCCCTTCTCGTACCATTCGGCTTGGAGTTTTTTATATTCCTTTTTGACATACCTTTTATAGGTCTCCCCATTCACTTTGATGCTTTCTGGAAGAGCATTGATGCCGGATGCTTTCTCAACTGAAAGATCCCATGTATATTGGTCAATCACCTTGCTACAATCATGATCTAAATCGGACACACTATATGCACCGTCGTGCAGTATTTTCTCAAAACCACAGGTACTACACTTATAGCCGGTACCTGTTGAATTGACATCTTTGAATGTAGTGAAACTCATAGACCCACCCCTCTTGTCACCGTATTAGACTCATCACTTGTCACACCTTCGTACACTATCGCTGTTATTCTAAAGTAATATGTTCCCGGCACTAGCTTTACTACTGTTTGATTGCTAGGTGCTTTAATTATCTTACTGTGATTTAGGTTATCGCGCTCAGTGCCCCATCTTAGCTCGTAGTGCGATATGTCGGCCTCTGCTAATTCACTACCATCGACGTTGTAACTAGGAGGTACCCAACTTAGGGATACCATCTTACCTCCACCACAACCCTGTACTAATAACATTAAAACTATTACAAAGTATTTCATTGTATCTCCTATTAATGGATTAACTGTATTACTAGTTACAGTCCTCTATCTTTACTTGATGTTATAAGAGGTTTCTGCCCTTCTTTTAATTTCCAATCAATTGAAGCTTTACATAACCTACATACTTTCTTATTAATACTTCTAAATGTAATTGTGAATTCATGATTACATTGTTGTACATTCTTAACTGTTTTATCAGGCATTGACTCACCTTTACTATTTAATTGAATCTAACTCATTAAGTAACTTTTCATTTTCAACTTTTCTACTTTCAAATTCTTGATCACCTTCAAAATATTCAATCATCTTATTACCAAGATCTTTAAGGTATCCTTGTTTAATTGATTCCAATATAGATCCAATATTAATACTCTCTGGATCATCTTCTATTGCCCAAGCTATAGAATCCACTATTTCAAGATCAGTTGCATATAACGCAATATCATTAATATCCATAATTGTTTAATCCTAACAATGTATTAAAAGTATTAAATTTATAACCATAGTTATTAACAATGTTATAAACATTAGTGCTATTAAATCATCTGTACTAGTATCTTTATTCCTATATTTATTTATAGTCATAGCTATTAAACAAATAGCTAATGCTACTGTTAGCCCTAAAGAATTAAATACTGATACCAATGTAATATCACTTAATCCATTAATTTCAATCATGTTAAATTACCTTTCTTCTTTCTCCAGGTACGTTTAGCTAATGGATTAAGCTCTTCCCAGCTAGGTCTAGGAGTACCATCATGATAGCTAGGCTGCTTAATCAGATTCAATTCGTAAGCATGACGACCTCTTTCTTCATTAGAGATAAGTACGGTTTCACCACTAAATTTACATCGCTTAGTAATCTCAATCATTTCTACTATCCCTCTGTTTAATTAATGATTGCATTGTGCCTCTTGCTATACCTAACCAAGATGCTGCTTTAGTTTGATTAACCTGATCTCTGTATCCTGCTCTTGGCATACGTGTAGTCATAATATTCAATACAATATCATTGATATTATTTAACATCCCATGGTATGCCTCTCTAGTAAGCTCCTCATTAGCAACTAGTAGAGCTTCTATGTGCGGTTCAATATCTTTCTTAACTTGATTAATCACTTGCCTATATTCGTCTTTGTTTAGCATTATATTTCTCCAATTAATTAGTGCTTTAACTACCTTGGCGATTGAACTGTTGTCACGTTAGCCCCGAAGGTATGTATGTTAAAGCGGTTTACGGGCGTCTTCACAAGGAAATTCACCGTTACATTATTAGCGTTTAGTAACGTTACATCTCCAATCTGGTACTTATCCCAACCGTTCACATCGCTACATGTTATGGGTTGTATTTTTCCCTTCGAGCAATCGCCTTACAGACTCTTTTGTCACTTACAATAAGTTGTAAGCTCACATTCTTTTTGCTCTCTTCTTTGCTTCAGAAGACCAGCGTTTGTTCTTTGATCTATTTTGCAGCATTGATTGCCGATAAACGGTTGACCAATCTTTCCCGTATCGGTTCTTATACATCCTCTTTACTGTTTTTGGATTCAAGCCTTTGAACGGAGAGTCTTTACTATTCAATCTCGGTTGCCACCCTTCTTGATAGGCATTCAACCACCACGAACCATCTCTTTTTGCTTCCCATTCGTTTAGAACATCTTCAACTGTTCTGTTTTGGTGGTATGCATAGTGCATTGCTCGTGAGATTACCCATTTGAAACGCTCTAGAAATTCAGCTTTCTCACGCATAGGCTTTCTATTAAAACGTTGTCGATATCTTTCGGCTTCTTCAACATCTCTTTTATATGCGGCTTTTAGAGAGATGTACCCAGGAGATTTGCATACCTGCTTCCAATCTATTTTTATCATTCTATTTCTCCATATTTATACATATTATTGATTAAAGTTTAATCAAATCTATTAAATAGAATTTTGGATTAAATTAGGTAGTTAGTCTTGAGGGTAGGTTAATGCTTTTTTATTGGTTTTAAAAAGTTAGGATTGAGGTAGACTTATTTTAGAAGTTCTATAGAAGTTCTATTTTAAATAAAAAATAACCCCTAAATCTGTATGATTAATATACAGAGATAGAGGTATCAGTTTGCGAGGTGGAGCTTCTTTTTATACTTCTTATAAGAAGTACTTAGTTATTATAATTCTTCTTATACATGTTCTATTTCTTATCACAACAAAGCACGGATGTGCTTCTTAATAATCTTATCTCTCAATAGATTCCATTAAATTAAAGAAGTCTTCTTTAGATTTATCCTTAATCTCCTCCATTAAGTCAGGAAATTGATGAGTAAAAATAGGTCTATCTAATAGTATCTCTGCATACTCATGAAAAGCACTAAATGGTCCTATTAGTATCCCTGTATACGCAGTTATTATTGCTGATTCTTGTTTAGTCATAATATCTCTCTTTACTGAATTTTATTAAAATTTACCTGGAGCTACTTGTAAACAAGTGATTCCAGCATTTCTCCACATATCAACTACTTGCTGTCTATCTTCAAATACAGCTTTTAATCTATTTTTATCAATATCTAACATAGAATTTAACCACTGTTCTTTTAATAACCAGTCTTTGGTATAGTCACCATTACTACGCATAACTAACTTATTTGGGTAATACTTAAACAGTGCTCCTAATGAAGAATATTTATCTAGCCAATCAATTGTTAATTGACGTTCACTTTCTCTTCTACCTGTAAATACCCATATTTCGTGATTTACCTGGAGTGTTTCCATTATTTCAAGTATAGGTATGTTAGGAGTATCGTTTTCACAAAGTTTATAGAACCTATCCCACTTATCTGAGGACGTCTCATTTATTATATGTGTTCTATGGTCTATTAAACTTAAAGTACCATCCATATCAAATATATATAATGATTTCATTAGTTTATAATATCTCCCTTTAATAAAAAAAAAACTCACTAAAGCAACCGGATGGTTGCCCTAATGAGTATACAATTTAATTAAAAACCCCTCAGATGCAGGGTTATATACTTGATTATTTTATATACTCTGTACCTTTACTAGTTATATGAAAATCTCCCCTACATCCACAACAACACCCAACAATTAAACCCTGTTTACGTAGCTTTTTTAATTTAGCTAATAATAGTTTAGGTGGTATAGTGTTAGATACTGCATTAATTATTGATCTAGGAGTATCTGGTAAATCAAACCAAGTACAGCCAATTCCTCCATGAATGTTAATGAAATTAAGTATTTGTATAGTATCTAAATCTTTACATTGCATAGTATTTACTCAACTAAGTGCGTATTCACTCTCTCTGATATATTTACTAAGATCATTAGTAGACTTCTCTATAACTACCTTTGATCCAGTAATCTGACTACATATATCTGCTAGTAAGCTACTATCTGCTATCTCAGCTAGTATGCTCCTGTACAGCTCTCTAACTATATTCCCATACTTAGGACTAAAGCAGAAAGAATCATGGATATGAGCCAACTCAAAGCCTCTCAGCTTAGCCTTACGAACCATCTCTCTTACTACATAGGAATCTACAGAGTGGATTACATTTGCACAAAGTGGACTACTAATCTTACTAGGTTGATTGGATTCAAATCTATAGGTAAAGGTAGTATGGTCTAATTCATCTACCTCTATTCTAGCATTAACCATCTCCTTAACCTTACAGACTACTTTATGCCCATCTGGCATTACCCAACTATGCTCTAAAGCATTGTTATCCCAGCAGCTTTGAAGTAGGTTCTTAACTTCTTCAGCTCCTGTAAATCCTTCCTCCAATACAGTATAGAAAGCTTTCTGTTGAGCTTCTGAGAGAGTATCTTGGGTTAATTTACAATAATAGTTAGTCATAACTGGAAGCTTGATATCACCTCTTACAACAGCCTCAGAAGGCTCTAGTAAGGCATTCATCTTATCTGCAACATAGGTATAAACATCCTCTCTTTTCCCTGTATGGATCAAATTAGTCCTTAGAGCAGTCTCTCTACATCCTGATAGACAAGCCATTAGCTGAATACCTGATGCTGTGCTATCTAGGAACATGTTATGACCTGTCTCATTCCCATTCATACTACTCCTATAAGCCATAACAGCTTTAGCCATTAGATATGGTTCATCTGCTTTAGGTATAATGTCCTCCAAGCTATCAACATTCATATGAAACCAAGCTAATCTATGATCCCAAGTCTCTTTATCTAATCCAAAACAATTAGCTATATCAATTCTTAAGTAATCTAATCCACTGAAATACTTCATATTATTTATCCTCTAATTTATCAATTCGATCATGTAATGTATTTAACTCATCAGCTAGATATGATGTAACTTTCCCATAATGCCTGTTTAGAAATATACATCCCTGAGTAAGTAAACGTATTTTGGCACAGCAATAGATATGGCAAACGGCTGATGCACTAAGTAATCCAACTAATATGTACTCATTCATTTAACTATTTCCTCTGTAAGTAGTTCTTTATTATGAAACTCTATCAATGCTTTACGGTAAGAGTTTCCTTGTAGATTCACATGATAACCTTGTGAATAGCTCCTACCTCTAAAGTCATATTTCCATACGAAGTAGAACTTATTCCCTTGATCCAATAGTTCTGAATATACTTCTTCACTAGTCTCCACTAATCTTAAGAAGTTAGCTTTCTTCTCAGAACTATCTAATATCTTCTTAGACTCTTCTACAAACTCCAATACATCAGTATTAATACTCCAAGCTATCTTCTGTAAAGTATTAATAGTATTAAGGTTTTGTTTTCTAGGAGTATGATTAATACTACCTAATACAACATTACCACTTCCTGTAAGATGACCTCCTTCATAGTTACTCTTCCAAGGGATTGGTTTACATACCATAGGTGGTAAATACTTAGTACCATCTATAAACTTACGTACATTAGTACTTACTTCATAGTTTGGTTTAATACTTAATGTACCTGTACCATTATCTTCATTACTGCTATGAAGTAAGGAGTACAACTCTCCTTCACATACAGCAATAATCTCAGCTGCTGTCTTAACTGCATCCAATATGTTTTTATAATGCATACTGCTAATTAGCTGAGATATAACTACTTGTATTGGGGATACTTCCGCTTCAATAGTTAATACTATTACAGTTAAATCTATTGCTAACTTTAAACTAGATGTTTTAAGTCCCTGTATTCTTTTACATTTACTACCATATGAATATTCCCCTGTTCTATATTCATCAATACTTTTCATTAAGTCTTTTATAATAGGACTTTCTAAATTTACCTCCTCTAGTACTACATCTTTAATATGTTTCTTACTGTATTTAAGTTCCGTTCTATACTGTGCTTCAAACATAGGAGTACCCTCCAGATAAGAGTTAATATTAACTACCACTTCACAAAAATTAAGGAATAAAAGTAAGGAGTTACACCAAGATAGACATGCTTGTGTGCTTTTAAACCAGAACCAACCAATTAAGGTTGGCCTGGTATATTGGTTAGAATACTGGATCTACAGCTTCTGTTAATGGATTCACTACTAATTCAATGTTATCGATAGTAAGTCTATCTACCATCTTAGGATCATTAAGTAATACACCATCAATCTTACGTTCTGAGTATAATGGGATACCCATCTTGAAGTTATGACGATGTCCATTAGCATCTACCAATACTACATTTAAGAACCCATCAGCTTTCTTTTGATTGTTTGAACTTTCTTTACGTACTTGCATAATATTTACCCTATTTAATTAAGTTATGTTTTGGATTTACCACTTCACAAAAATGCTCTTGCTTTTAGCTCTTGTATTGCTTTGTGAGAGGATCTATAGGGTAACCAATACTATGGCTACCCTTAGATTGATTGTTGCTTAGAGAGGCTTACATTGGATATGAGGCTATAACCTCTACAATGTATTCAGATGTACATATTAGTACCATTACTCCAACTAACATAAATCCATACTTTCTATCGTTCATTGTGTATACCTCTTAGTGATTGATTAGCTGTACTTGTAATGAAGCCTTTAACTCCTATTAATCCAAACTCCTCTTCATAGGTTTTATTTGGATTACATACAGCAGGTAACTTCCATTGAGCCAACTTCTCTAAGGTTTCTTTCATCCTTGTATGTTCAGCTCTTAGTTTATCTATGTTCATAATATGACCTATATTCATTAGATGAATAGTACTATTGATTACATTTATTTGAGGTTATAACCGTAGACAAGACACCATTTCAGCAGTACGCTAAACGTTATGCGAGCTAAACGGTTGAGTATATTAATACATTGGAAGTATTAATTATGCGAGTTGGAATGTTATTAGGTGGATTACTACTCCTACTAAAGCTAGGATTATTGTATTCCATAAGAGGAGTACAGCTAGTACTAATGGATACCTAGAGTCATCCCTTGTTTTTATGATTTCTATAGCTCCTACTGATAGGAATACTATTAGTATGATTAGTGCTACTACTGTTAAGGCCATATCTGGTTACCTTCGTATTGTTTGATTAATGATTGAATTGATCCATCTCCTTGAATTACTAAGCTATATCCTTGATCCAATGGTCTGTATAGGTAGAGTTCTTTACCTAGTTGTTTATAGATGTTTCCAGTTTGGGTAGATATGCCATAAGTAGTCCCTTCTTTATAGGTTAGAAGTTCTTCTGATGAGACCTGATTGTGGTCTATGTATACTCTATGTGGTCCTTGAGTATTGTGAGTATGGTAAAGAGCTTCTCCTATTGAGTTAGTTAAGAGTTCTATTACTGAGTACTTCTTGTTAGTAAGTATTCGAATTTCCATTAGATGCTCCATTAAAAGTGATGGTTGATTATTACCTGATCATGAAAATGCTCTTGATTAGTGTGTAAGAGGTTCTTACTCTTTAGAAGTTCTATCTTAGAACTTAGAAGTGTGCATTAAGTGTGCATTAAGTGTGCATTAAGTGTGCTTGGAAGTGTGCACTACGTGCATTGGTTAACCCTCCGAAGAGGGTTGGTTGATCAGTTGAATGGTGTAGCTTCGGAGTTAGTCTCACGGCTAAGTTGAGCTAATTGTTGTTCGGTTGTAAGACTTGCAGATGCTTTCATTGATGATGAATAAATTTGAGTAGTATCTACACAATCTTGAGCTACATCTAGAGTAGTATCAATGACTTGCGTTGCTTTAACGATTGAACCAAAGATGGTTACTAGTACGTATTTGAACGATGCAAACAGTCCAATGTCCATTGCACTTACTGTTGGGATATTCTCGTTTACTTGCTTAGTCATGGTGGTATTCCTTATAAGGTATTAAGTTAACTGCCACTACACAAAAATGAGTAGGAAAAAAGATAGTTACTCCTGATGGATAGGGGGGGTATGTGTGCTTTTGGTATTGCTAGGTAGTGAGTACTTAGCCAATACCTAATTTTAAAAATTTCAAAAAAGTTGAATCTAAATATATAAAATTTTTAAAATTTCAAAATAGTTTTCTGATTAAATATTAACCTAGTCTATTTGACTATTTATTCCCCCTTTACATAACCTACCCTTAATGCTAACTTAACTAAACATTGGGGGGTAAGTATGGGTAATATTAAACCAATAGGTGTACGAGTAAATGAGGATGCTCTAGAGGTATTGGAGGGGATAGTTGAATCAATTAAATCTGGATCTATTAATGGTATAGCTGTTTGCTATACAGAGAATGATTCAATAGGTTGGGTAGCTAGTGATGCACCTAATGACCTTAAGTTATGGACAGCTATGTGTAGTATGGAGAGATCATTCTATCTAGGTAACTTACTAAATAGAGAAGTGGAAATATGAGTAATTATAGGAGAGTCTGGAAACTGTTTTTAAGAGATAAGACTTGGAATGATAGTAAGTTTAAGATCCAAGGTCCGGTGTATGATATGTGTAGTGATGATATTTTATATTGTGGTATCACATTGTTTGGATGGTCAGTTATCTATAGTGATGTTTGGTAAAATTAATGAGAGATATAACGAGGTATAGTAGGTATATGAATAAGAATCCATATGGTTCGTTTAAAGATTGGGATATATCAGATGATAAGTTGCCTATGGTATTTAAGTATTACAATGATACTGGATTACCTATAAAGGTAGGTGATACTTGTTATCAGATTACATCTGCATCAAGTACTGCTAGTACTAAACAGGATAGGTATTTAGGTAAATCCAAAGAGGATCTAATTGATAGATGGGCTAGAGAACATGCTCCTGGGGTATTTAGGGCTAAGATGTTGGCTCAATTTGATAGGTATACCTGTAGGTATGGTGAGAAAGATGATCCATTAATAGAGGCTAAGAAGTTATTGGATTACGCTAATAGATTGGTTCAATATGAGCAAGGATTATTAAATGAGTGACTGTGTTGATGAGTTATTAGAAGAATATAATGATCTTAATGAGAAAATGGTTAAATTATCTAAGTTTACTAGTAGCTCTAAGTTTACTGAATTAAATATAGTCCAACGAGGGCTATTAAGTAAGCAGATGGTAGTTATGAGTAAGTATGCGCATATCTTAGAAAGTAGACTTAAATTGGCTTAGGTAGGGAGTGTTTAGTATGAATTTATCTACTACCTCTGAGGTATTAACTAAAGAGCAGTTCTTAAGGGTATTACCTAAGAAGTGTACAGTAACAGATGAAATTATAGATGATATTAATGGATTACTTGCTGATCCTCAATTGAGGGAGAATTTTAGGGATAATCTGTTAAGTTATACCTCTGTTATGAATGATGGTAGGTATAAGCTTACTAGTTATGTGAGTGCAGTTAGGTATGTTAGTCATAAATTACTTGGATCAAGTAATATAGAGGCATACTGTAAGACCTTTCCTGATAGATATAATAGGATGGTTAGTGAGGGGATGGATAATAGGCAGATTAGTAGCTTTTCTTCTGCTTACAATAAGACTGAATTGGTTAATAAGATTTATAGCCAGACTTTAGTTCCTACCCATGTTTTGAATGCTGATTTGTATCAAAAAGCTATTAATGTTCAAGCTGCTTTGATGGTTGATGATGAGGTTAGTCCTAAAGTTAGGAGTGATGCTGCTAATAGTTTGTTAACCCATCTTAAGATGCCTGAAACTTCTAAGATTGAATTGGATGTTAATGTTAAGCAGGATTCTGCTATAGATGAGTTGAGAGCTAGTACCTTAGAATTGGTTAAACAGCAAAGGCTTATGCTTGAAGCAGGAGCTATGGATACTAAGGAGGTAGCTGAGAGTAAGTTAATTACAGTTATTGAAGGGGAGGTATTGGATTAATGGAGATTACTCAAAAGTCTGTAGAAGATTGGCTTAATACAGTCTCATATGCTCCAGATGATTCGTATTCTCCTAGTGAGTTTGCTTTAGATTTCATCATCTTTATTAAGTTGGTTAATGGTGCTGAAGGAGAAGAGCATAAGACTCCTGTAGTCCACTATCGTATGTTGGATAAGGTAGCTGGAGATAATAAAAAGATTATTAATATGTGCTCAAGGGGTCTTGCTAAAGCTTTACCTCTTGATACTGTATTATTTACAGATACAGGTAAAACTACAATTGCAGATGTAAAAGTGGGGGATTTTATTATTGGGGAAGATGGTAAGCGTACCAAAGTTACCGCTAAAAGTGAGGTTTTCCATAAACCTATGTATGAAATTCTTTTGAAAGATGGAAGGCAATTAATAGTTAGTGAAGATCATATAAATACTGTAATTCATAAACGTAAAGTCAGGTATGGGGGGAGAAAGGGGAAATGTGTTACTGAGTATCAACGGCGTAATTTAAGTACTAAAGAATTACTCCAATACGCTATTACAACCGATCGCAAAAAAACCCTTAAAAACCCTAAAGGATTTGAATGTAATTTTTGGATTCCTACCAACCAAAGTATCCAGTATTCAGAAAAAACTCTCCCAATTGACCCGTATACATTGGGAGCTATTCTTGGAGATGGATCTATAGATAGTAATACTGGGTATGTTCGTTTACATGGCCATATTGACGATTTCGATACATACCTAAATAAAATTCCATATGAATTTGGAAGTATTTATATTGATAAACGGAATACTAGTGTACGTACACAAGGTATTAAAAAATTAGGTAAAATTACTAAGATGCTAGGTATTAATGTCCATGGGGATAATAAATTTATACCTACTGAATATTTTTGTGGGTCCCATAACCAGCGACTAGAATTACTACGTGGATTAATGGATACAGATGGCACTTGCTATACTAATGGAGGTATTGCATTTAGTAGTAATTCATTGGCATTAGCAAAAGGGGTAGTAGATTTAGTACGCTCTTTGGGGGGCATAGCTAACTGTACTCCTATGGATAATAGTTATAGAGTTAATATTAGAATTAATGAGCGAGTATTTCATTTACCTCGTAAAGCTAATCGACAATTATTTAAGTCCCAAAATAAAGTAGGTATTGTTAGTATTACCCCTATCCCTGATATTGAAGATATTCCAAGTCAATGTATTGCAGTAGATAACGCTACTCATACATATTTAGCAGGAGATTACATAGTTACACATAATACTACTGTACTAGGGGAGTACTTATTTTTATATATAGCTGTTTATGGAGAGATACCTGGATTTGGTAAGATTGATTTAGCTATATATGTATCCGACTCCATTGAGAATGGTGTTAAGAATATGCGTAAGAATTTAGAGTTTAGATGGGAAAATTCTGAATTTCTTAAGAAATATATCCCTTATACTAGGTTTACTGATATTAGATGGGAGTTTAAAAATATAGATGGTAGTACTCTAATAATAAAGGCGTACGGAGGAAAAACGGGTGTACGTGGTGCTAAGGAGATGGGTAAACGTCCTCAATTAGCAGTTCTGGATGACTTGGTATCAGATGAGGATGCTAGATCAACTACTATTATTGAATCTATAGAGTCTACGGTTAATAAGGCAGTTAACTTTGCATTACATCCTACTAGATCTAAAACTATATGGAGTGGTACTCCATTTAACTCTAGAGATCCATTGTATAAAGCAGTAGAGAGTGGTGCATGGCATGTATCTGTATTTCCTGTATGTGAAGAGTTTCCTTGTAGAAAGGAGGATTTTAGAGGAGCATGGCCTGATAGATTTAATTATGAGTATGTACTAGAGCAATATGAGTTTGCTAAGAAACAAGGTAGGGTAGCTGACTTTAACCAGGAATTAATGTTACGTATCATGAGTGATGATGATCGTGTAATATTGGATTCTGATATAGTTTGGTATAAGCGTAATAATGTATTACACAATAAAGGGATGTTTAACTTTTATATCACTACCGACTTTGCTACTAGTAAAGAGACTAGTGCAGACTTTAGTACTATATTTGTATGGGCATATAATGCTAATGGCGATTGGCTATGGGTAGATGGTATATGTAAAAGGCAGACCATGAATGAGAATATCAATGATCTGTTTAGATTGGCTCAGATATATAGACCTCAGAGTGTTGGTATAGAGGTTACAGGACAGCAAGGAGGTTTTATTCCTTGGATTCAAGAACAGATGATGGTTAGGAATAATTATTTTACTCTTGCCTCTGATCATAATTCAAACAAACCAGGTATTAGACCTAACACTAATAAGATGGTTAGATTTATGGTTATGGAACCTATGTTTAAGCTTAAGAAGATGTGGTTCCCAGAAGAGATGCAAGATGATCCAGTAATTATGGAGATAATGCTTGAATTAAGTTTAATCAGTCCAGCTGGTATGAAATCTAAACATGATGATTGTATTGACCCTATTTCTATGTTACCTAGTATGAAAGCTTGGAAACCTAGTGCTGACTCCCCTAAACCTGATGATGTAGAGAACTCATTATGGAGTGATGATTCTGGTTCAACCAGTAACAGCCTCGACTCCTATATTATATAAGGCTATACTTCAAATTAATTTGTATACACTACATAGGATGGTATATGTTTCTTTCCGAAGTGTTTAATTACCTTACTTATGGTGAATTAGCTAATTTATCCTTAGGTGGTATAGAGACAAGTGGTATCCAAGATATTGATCAACCTAGGGTTATTACTAATATTAACTTTGCTCTAATTGAACTTTATTCAGTATTACCCCTTAGAACTGCACAATTAAATTTACAATTGTATGAGCATATTGCTTTGTATACTTTACATACAGACTATGCTCAAACTAATACAACATCAACTGAGCTTTATAGGTATATTAATGATTCTGCTGAGAATCCATTTACCAATGATGTATTAGTAATTGATAATGTGTTTAGTGAGGCAGGAGATGAGTATCCTATCAATGAGGCTCTTGAGGAGTACTCTGTATTTACTCCTACCTATAATACTATACAGATTCCTTTCTCTGAGGATGATAATACTGTAGATATTATTTATAGGGGAGCACCTACTTTATTGGATACCACTAATGTTGATCCAGCAACTACATGGGTTCCTATTCCATATCAGTTGATAAACTGTTTAGTGGCTTACACTTTGCATAAGATCCATAGCTCTATTGGTGTAGGTGAGACTAATCAAGCTGGGATGTATTACAGAAAGTACCAAGAGGCATTAGCACTAGTTAAACATACTGGATTACATAATGTTGAGAATACTTTAAACCGTAAATTAGACACTAATGGGTGGGTGTAATTAATGGCTCTTATTCGTAATAATATGGCTACTAGTAAGGTAGCTGTAGATAAGTATCTAGGTACGTCTTATGATGTCATTAAGACTGTTTATGATAACTTAGCTGCTATAAATACTGCTGCAAGTATTTTATTTCTTAAAGGTCCAACAGTAGCATCCACAACTGCTAATATTACTTTATCTGGTGAACAGACTATTGATTCTGTAGCAGTAGTTACTGGAGATAGGGTACTTGTACGTAGTCAGACAGATAACACTGAGAATGGTATTTATAGGGCAAACTCTGGAGCTTGGACACGTACTACAGATTTTGATGAATCTAGTGAGGTAGGTAATGGTTGGCTAGTACTGGATAATAATTCTGGTGTTATGTATGCAACAGTTGTTTCAGGTACTTGGACTCCTGGTACTACTGCAATTACCTTTATTAATATTGCAGGTACAGTCACTAATAATGAGACTTTGTTAGGTTCTGCTTTCTCTACTAGGGTGGGTACTTTTACTACACTATCTTATACTCCAGCTGCTAATAATCTATGGGTATTTCGTAATGGCCAGAAGTTAGATGTTGGTAGAGATTTTACTGAGACTTCAACTGGATCTATTACACTAACCTTTGATCCAAATGATGGAGATCAGTTTGATTGCTTCTCTAATGTATCATTAACTTCTAGGGTAACTGATGCTGTGAATGTAACCTATACCCCAGCAGGTACAGGTGCTGTTCCCACTGATGTGCAGAGTAAGCTTAGAGAGTCTGGTGTAACACCAGAAGATTTTGGCGCTGTCGGTGATGGTGTGACAGATGATGATGCAGCTGTAACTTTGTTCTTTGCTGCACTAAGTGCGGGGTATGAGTGTCGTGTACCGTCTGGTAAACATTATCTATTCAATACACCTATCGTGGTCACAGGGAAGAGGAGAACGTTAACATGTGCAGCTGACAGTTCTTTTCGTTGGAATGGTGTCACTGCGGCTGATGCAATAACTTTTGGTGACGCAGGTGTCACGGTTACACTTCAACTTGAAATAACTAATCTTAGAGTTTTAGATGGTACAGCAGGATCTGTGATGGTCGATGCTCTTGTGGTGCTGAATGGTTGCAATAGAAGTTCATTTTGGGGACTAAAGACAGCTGGTGCTAATGGTCTTAAGACTTCAGGTGGTGCCGGTTTGGTATTTGATAGTGATGGCGCGGGTAATGGCGCATTATCAAATTCATTTTTCGGGTATCGATCATCGTCTTGTAATAAGGCTATACGCTTTAGAGTGGGCGCGTCAGCTAACGACAATCACTTTTTTGGACCACAAATGGAAGGCGTGGCAGCAGCTAAGGGAGAGATGGCAATAGATTACCCTACAGGCGCTACATCTAGCACGCTAAATATTTATGGAGGCTCTATTCAAGCGTTTCAGAAGGGTATTGTGATGGGAGGTGTACCAGGCAATTGGAAAATTGACGGTATGTACTTTGAGAGTAATGATGCTGGCTCTATAGTTGAGACGCACGCCTCAGCAGTTAACCTGATTACAGTAGAAAACTGTAGATTTAAAGGTGCAGTTACCACTAATGCACACATAGTTTCTACAGCATCTGGTAAATGGAAACTTAGTAATAATGAATTTACAGACGCACCATTGATAGAGTTGAATAATGCCAACGCTAAGGCAGTGCTAGCAGATAACTATACAGCCACAGCTGAAACAGAAGTTATTGAAACACTTGGCAATGAATGGATCAAAATATCAACGGATGGTCCAGGTAACTTTGAGTTAAATCAAGGTACAGGTGTAGTGCAGAATAATCAATATACCCTTCCTCAAACTCAGGGAGGTGTTGAAGCATCTGTAGCTGGGGGTGGAAGTACGGCGGTTACATTTGGCACTGCATGGCCAGGGGGTTCTACAATCAAAGTCATGGCGACACTTAACTCAAGTACATCTGACGGAGCTGTTAGCGTTGGATCTGTAACTGTCGCTGGGTTTACTCTATATAACCACAACACTACAGCAAAGAACATTGACTGGGTAGCTTTTAGAGTAGCCTAACAGACCCCCCAAGCCATGCCCACAAGGCAATAGGAGATTAAAATGCCAACACAATTCGCGTTTAACCAAACTAATGGTAATGTGGTATCTGTTAAGGACTGTGGTGCTGTAGGGGATGGGGTTACTGATGATACAATTGCCTTTCAATCAGCGGCTGCCACTGCTAACACAGCTATATATATCCCTGCGGGCACATACTACCTCACAGGTACTATAGAGATATTAGCGGGCCAGGTGTGGTTTGGGGATGGTGTATCATCAGTTATATCTAGCAATGTCACAAACGACGTTAACGACGATCAAGTCAATGGAATGTTTGCAGCCAAAGATCGGAGTGGTATTGTATTTAAAGACATGAAGATACAAATAGCACCAACTACGGCGGGCACTATTAAACTGAAATTTATTGGGTGTGATAGTGTCACCTTATCAGGGCTAGAGCTTGTGGGGGATTTGGCTGGGGCTAGTGTGGTCACTGGTACAGCTATGAATATTTATGGGTGCGATGACGTACGGATTAGTGATTGCAAGTTTTACAATTTTTCAACGGCGGTTTATTTTGCCAAAGAAAACTTTTTGACTTCTGGCGATAGCTGCGGTGCGGTCTATGTTAACGATTGCACATTTTTGAATACCCTAGTTCCAGGCACTCAAGACACTCCTGTATTTCTATATCCATGCTACGTTGAAGTGCTAACAGTAGATAGTTGCTATTTTGAGGGTATAGACACAACGGCCTCTGGCGGATCACAGACCAGTTATTGTCTATATAGTGGTGATGGGTCTCCAACTAAATTAATAGCAAGAGATAACGTTTGTGTGGCACCTACATCCCCAAACAATACCGTGGTTGGGTTTAACCTGAATGAGCTAGATGATGCTTATCTGCTGAATAATGATATTAAAGGCTTCAATCAAGCAATACAGGCGGTCGGATCTGTGCCTGAAAGAATTGTTATAGATGGGGGTAACATAGTAGATGGTGGCTATGGTTGCTATTTAGGGAACACTGCCAACTCTGTTCACGAAGTGAGAAACGTGTCCTTTGGGAATCTGACCGAAAATGCTATTCGTTTTGGGGATGCTTCTGGCACATTTGGCGAGATGGGCATAGCCTATAATAACGTGATCAAGAACGTAGACACAGCCGGTATATTCTTTGCTAGGGTTTATTATGGGAAGGCTGTAGGTAACACGATTATTGATTGTAATAGAGATGCCAACGTGGACTCAACAAGCACACAAGCTCATTCAGGTATAGCTTACAATACCACAACCTTTGGCTTTGTGGATGGTAACGTCGTAGAGAATACGGATGGGGCAGCGGCGGGCAGTGTAGGGCATGCTTTATACGGAGTCGGTATTTATACGACAGGGTCAGAGATTCAGGTCACTAGAAACAACGCTTTTACTAACATGGAAGTAGCAGCTATCAAAAACCCAATTACAGGCGCTCCGAGTAGAGAGACATGGCAGCGAGGACAATGCTTTGACTATTGGAATGTTAGCGCCTCTGGAGTTCTAGGCGTTATCTGCACAACTGCGGGCACTGCTGGCACTCTTTCTAGTGTAACTGGCTCAATAACAACAGGCACAGCCACATTAACTGTAAATGATGCTAGCAGCTTGAAGCATGGGCAGCACATCACTATAGCGGGCGTAACAGGAACAAAGATCATTACAAATATTTCAGGGACTACAATTACAATTGATTCTAATGCGGATGCCACCGTGTCTAGTGCAGCTGTGGCATTCAGTAGCCCAACCTTTAAGGACTTTGGTACGATAGCCTCTTAATGCCTCAATACCAACAGAACCCCTCAAGCCTCTTAACAATGCTCAAACTGGGGGGTCGTTTTAGTAAGTAATATGTTAGATTAATACAGTAGGGTTAACTACTTAATAGCAGGTAATAATTGAATGCTAGATAATACTGAAGAAGAAAATACAGTAGAGATTGAAGATCAGGATACTGATTCAGATGTATCTTGGGATAA